CATCTGCGTAGATCGCACCTTCTATGTTTGCAATCCAATCACATTCAAACTCTTGTAGATACTTCTTCTCACCCATAACCTCTTTCGCTTTGGTAAGCTCCTCTTCATCTACAATTTTAGTTTCTGATGCTTTAGCTTTATAGTTAAACCAATCTTCTGCTCCTTGTGCGTGTTGATAGAGTTCATAAAAATTATTATTCATACCTTGCGGAGTCCCAATAAAAACACAGTACCCCTTTCTGTCGGATAGTGCTGGTCTTATAATCTCAGGAAATAATCTTTCGTTTACGTTTGCATATTCATCAATCACACAGCCATCAAGGTATATCCCTCTCAAACCATCTGAGTTCTCTGAGCCTAGCAAAGTAATACGAGAGCCATTAGGTAAATCTACACGTAGCTCTGTTTCGTTGAACTTGGTGTGCGGAATCTTGGCGGTAAATTGTTTCATGTAATCCCAAGCGATTGACTTAGCTTGTTTAAATGTTGGTGCAATGTAGGCAAATCTTGGGTTCTTTTGTTTCGATAA